AATTCTTTGCACAATATTATAACAACCCTAATGACTTGGAGAACCGTTCTATTGATAGAACTAACTTCCAATATTATAAGCGGGAACATATAGTAATGCGCCAAGGCTTGTGGTATTACAAAGACCGGAAGCTTAAGGTCTATGCAGCCATGGACTTTGCCTATAGTTTGAACAGCGATGCCGACTTCACAGTGATTGTCGTGGTAGGTATCGACTGGGAATTCAATGTGTATATTCTTGATATCTATAGATTTAAAACTAAGCGTATCAAGATATATTTTGACAACTTGAGAGATGCTATCGTCAAGTGGGAATTTTCCAGAATGAGGGCTGAAGTTACAGTAGCCCAAGTAGTTATTGTTCAGTCATTAAAAGACCTTGTATCCGATGAAGGCATACATTGCCGCATCCATGACCATCGACCTTTAGGTAGAGATGGCTCCAAAGAGGAGCGTATAGATGCAGCCCTAACTCCTAAGTACGAAGATAATAAAATGTTTCATTTCAAGGGAGGACTTTGTTCCATCCTAGAAGAAGAGTTACTATTAGACAATCCAGAGCATGATGATATCAAGGATGCCTTAGCGTCCTGTCTATCAGCTGATTATGTTAAGAAGCCCAGACGACCAGTCCAAGAGCAAGATATGGATGCTATTACAAGTAGTTTACAATTCCAGCAGCGACTGGGAGGAAGTAGGTTTGGAGGAGACTTATGAATACTAACGTACAGGTGCTGATTACAGCACTGACACCAGACGATATGGCAGACGAGATTCTTATCTTGTGGCAACGTTTCCGAGAAGCGAGGGTATCGTGGGAAAGTGAAATGGTTGAGCTAAGAGCTTTTCAATTTGCTACCAGTACTAGAACAACTGAAGCCCGTCAACCGGGATTTAAAAATAGTACAACTATTCCTAAGCTTTCTCATATCGCTAGTAATCTTCGAGCGAACTTCAATGCTCATTTATTTGGTAATCCTAAATGGATACAGTTTGAAGCATTCGATAGAGATGCTGCTTCTTTGACCTCTCGTAAAAATATCGAGGCGTATGCCCGGACTAAAGCTGCAAGAAAAGATTATGAAGGGGTAATGAGTACCTGTCTTGATGATTGGTTATTTACCGGGGCATGTTTCGCCCAGCAACGATATGTAACTGAAGTTGAGTTGGATGCCCAAAAGAATCCCAAGGTGCTATATCAAGGCAGTATACTTGAACGATTGAATCCCGAAGATATTGTATTTGATGTCACAGCTGAGAGTTTCCAAAAAGCACGTAAGGTTATCCGTAAGGTGTACACATTAGGTGATATTGCGAAGCTAGTAAACAGTGATGCTCATGCCGCATTCACACAAGAACTCCTCGATAATATCCGAACAACCAGAACTTTAGTTCGTTCTTCTGGAATAGTTAGAGTGCCTGAAGGTGTTGATTGGAAGAGTACAGCATTAACAAGAGATGGTTTTGGTGAACTTTTAGAGTATGTTAATTCCGATTTGGTTGAGGTGCATGAATTTTATGGTGATATGTATTCCCTTAAGACAGGGGAATTCTTGGAGAACTATAGGATTACCGTGTTAGATAGACGGATGATTATTGAGCAGAAGTCCATGGGTACGAACAATGGTTCTCAGTATCTCTATTATGCTACTCCTGAAACTAGACCAGATAATCTTATTGGTATGTCTCCATTAGCCCGGTTAGTGGGTATGCAGTATAAGTTGGATAAGCTTGAGAATATGAGAGCTGATATCTTTGACCAGATAGCCAACCCTATTACTGTTGAGATAGGGGATGTGGAATTCTACCCTAATAAGAATGGAGTGGGTGGCAGGTATCTCGTAGATGAGAGTGGCAATGTTAAGTACTTGGTGCCTGACACTACGATTCTTTCTGCTGATTTCCAGATAGATAAAGTAATGCTTATCATGGAAGAGATGGCTGGTAGTCCACGTAATGCATCAGGGTTCCGTACTCCCGGTGAGAAGACTAAGTTTGAAGTACAGGTACTTGACAATGGTGGCAATAGAATCTTCAGAGATAGAACTAAATCCTTTGAGAAGACTTTTATTGAGCCTATTTTAAATGACATGATTCAACTGGCCAGAGATAATCTTGGCGAGGTTGATTTAGTTACTAGTGAAGGAGAGCAATTTAACACTCAAGAGTTTCTTGAGATAGATGCAGATGACTTAGCAGTAAGCGGTAAGTTACGGGCGCGTGGTAGTCAGTTGTTCGCTGAGAAAGCGAATGCCTTACAAAATTTGATGGGTATATTAGGTAGCCCTGCTATGCCATTAATAACGCCGCATACCTCCCGTATAGGCGTTGCCAAGGCACTTGAAGACCTTGCCGACCTGTCCATATTTAACTTATTCCTTCAAGACATTGGTATACAGGAAGACCAGCAGAGTCAACGCTTGGCACAAAAAGCACAAGCTAATACAGAATCTGCCGAAGCAATTGATGCTATGCCTGCTGCTGAAGAACTTGAAGAAGACGACATTGAAGGTATTGATAATGAAGGCGCTCCACCTCCTGAAGAAGTTTAAAAATTTAACCCCATCAGACGAACGTCAGATGGCTATGGCGTTGAAGAAAGGGAAGAAAGCTGTTGTAATTATTAAAGATTATCTACAAATGGAAGTGATAAAAGCGGATAAGGAATTGAATAATACACAGGCTCTGTATAAGCATACTCAGAACCCAGATTCATATATTGGTTGCCTTCTGGCACAGAGAGCTACTAATATGAGATTACTAAACCTACTTACTGAAGAAGTAGATATACTTGACGCTGACAAAGCGGGAGATTAACATGAGTACTGCAAATGAATTATTTGGTGATGTGAAAACAACTGGTCAGGAAGACCATAATGAATTAACTGGCGTGGAGGCATTAGCCTCTTTAGTAGGAGAAGGTAAGAAATACGCCACAGCTGAAGAACTAGCTAAAGGAATGGCATACGGACAGCAGCATATCACCACATTAGAGCAGGAGAACTCTTCATTGAGAGATTCTGCAATCAAAGCCAAGGGTGTTGACGAAATACTTGAGGCGATGAAGGGACAACAGCCCGGAAACTTAGATGATGACCAGAACCATGGCGACAACCATGACGATGGCTCTAAACCACCAGATGTACAAGCCCTCATTGACGAAACATTAGCGAAACGAGATGCAAAAGTCTTGGCTGGACAAAGGGAAGAGAACATTAAGTCTGTCGTCCAACAGCTTTCTGATAAATATGGAGCAGTGAAAGGCCACGAGATTTATAATAAGGTCGGTGACGAACTTGGTATAAATTTAGACGAACTTGCAGAAAAGTCTCCTGATGCAGTAATGAAACTTGTAGCAGATGCACGACCAGTACACGCCACAGATTCAGGACTACCGCCTAGCAGCCACCATGCTCCGTTAAATCGGGGTAATCAAGGCATCCTTAATAAGGCAGCCATTGATAAAATGTATGATGCTGGGCAGATAAAGTTACACGAGAAGCATCAGTTGGAAAACAAGATGCTTACTGAATTAGGACCAGATGAATTCTGGAAAAAAGGTTAGATTATGAGTGGTAATACTACGAGTAATTCAGGCTCAATTATTCGGTCGGAGCTGTGGCAAGCAGAACTGGAAGAGATTCTACACGAACATCTTACAGGGATGCCTATGGTACGCCAAGTTGACTTCCCCGATGGTACAGCCTTTACAATGCCTTCTTTGGGTACGCCTTTAGTGCGTGATTTCCCAGAAGGTTCCGAAGTAATTTTCGATGCATTAGATAATGGTGAAACACAAATCACTATGAACGTCCCAATCATTGCAGCGAACTCAATCTCTGAAGTCTTATTAGAAGACTCAATGTGGGCTAATGATTTGTTATCAACAGTCCCAGCAGAGCAAGCCCAAGCGATTTTGGAACGGTTTGAAACTGACACGTTGGCATTACAAAACCAACAGTTTGCAGGTGTGAATAACCAGAACTTAATCAATGGTGTTGCTCACCGCCGTATTGCAGGTGGTACTAACGAAATTATGGAGCCGCAAGACTTCGCATTCGCTGGCTTTTCTTTAAAGATAGCTAAGATTGCACGTCAGAACCTCATTGCAATTGTAGACCCTTCAGTAGCATTTGCTCTGGAGACAATCACCAACCTTGTTAACATTAGTAACAACCCTCGATGGGAAGGTATTATTGAAACAGGTATCGAGCAGAACTTCCGCTTCATCCGTAACGTATATGGCTTCGATGTATTTGAATCCAACTTGCTACCTACCATGAATGAGACTATCGACGGTAAGACCACTACCGCTGGTAAAGCAAACTTGTTTATGTCAGCAGCACGTCCTGGTATCCTACCATTTGTTTTGGCATGGAGGCGTAAGCCTAAGTTAATCTCTGAGATGGACAACAAACTCCATCAACTAGAGATTCAAACCACTGCTCGTTGGGGTTCCGGTTTGGTTCGTGACGAAAACCTTGTTGTTATCGGTGCTGATACAGACCAAGTAACATAGGAGTATAAATCATGACTAGAATCGCAATCACAACAGGTGCATCAGGTGGTAGTTCTCGTAGAGCAGCTACCCACTATGGACCAAGGGAAATTGAGGATGTCTTGCCCGGAAGATATGCAGACAAACATGGCAAAAAAGTATTTGAATATACCTTTAGCTTTGATGACTTGCCTGTCTCTGGACTTGACGCAGCAATCCTTAGTCTCCCTGCCAACTCACGTATCTTAGCAGCAACGTTGAAAGTACTTACTCCATTAGCGGGTACTACTCCAACGGTGACTATCGGAATGGAACAATCTGATGGTACTGCCATTGATGTTGATGGTATTGATGTGGCTATTGCCGAAGCAGCACTTGATGCAATCGGTGAGACCGTCCTTTGTGATGGTGCCTTAGTTGATAATACCGCTGGCATTGGTACAGCCGCTGGCCAAGTAATCGTGACTACAGGTGGCACAGTAACAGCAGGTAAGTTCAATTTGAAAGTTGAATTTGAAGAACTTGTTGATCGAGCTACTAGTTAAGATAGTAATCTTGAGTATAGCAAAGTGTAATTAGGGGCTATACGCCCCTTTTTTTATTAAGGATTAAACTAATGGCACTCCATAAGGACCAAACGGGAGCTGACCTGCATGAGCCTAAAGACATGGCAGCAGCGGCGATTGATTTAGTGTATGTAGCCGATGGTGCTG